ATGGACGGACCAACAGATAGTCCAATGGATGATATGCCACAAATGAATCCAAAGGATGACGAAGCTGATGAAGACATGAGCGGCGGATTTAGTGCTTCAACAACTGAGCCAGATGAACAGTATTTTGATACACAAACAATGACACGTGACTTAGCTGGCGGCATCAACCGTGAGAAAGGTCAATATGCACCGGCAGCTGATGGCGACAATCCAATAGCAGTTGAAGGCGGCATGGATGAAACAATGGTATGTAAAGACTGTGGTGATGAAATGCACAAGCCCACATCAGATTGCAGTCACGATTGTGATGATGAAGGCGGCGACTGGTGGATGCCAAAATCAGAATCAAGCTACGAAGCAACTGAAGATGATTTAGATGCACAAATTGAATCTATTAAAGATGAGTTATATGCCGCACTTGCTGAAAAGACAGGTAAAGATGCACCAAAGCCAGACTTTCCAGACTTAGACAATGATGGCAATAAAGAAGAGCCAATGAGCCAAGCGATTGCACAGCGTGATGATGATGACGAAGAAGATACTGACGAAGCTGATACTTCTTATAGTATTACAGGCAAAAGCAAAGAAGCTAATGCTGAACTTGCAAGGCTAGCAGAACTTTCAGGTGTATCTGCTCCACAAGAGATGGAAAACGAAGGTGCAATGTCAGATATACATCAAGATGCACAGGAAATGGGAAAAGACGAATTTGTAAAAAAACATCCTGAAATGGCTGATATGTGGGACGACGTTCATGACGAAGCTAATGAAGACACAGACGAACATAATCAAGCCGCGATCGAGTCTTGGTATGATGAAGTAGTTAGTGCAATCACTGATCGAAACATAACATTTCCAATAGCAGACAACGAAATTCAAAAAATAGCAGATGAAGTTGTAGATGATTGGAGTAATGGACGTGGACCTTCCGAGCATACAATTTTATCTATTATTAATAGCGAAAACGATGAATCAACGCTTGACCAAAAAGATGAAGCTACGTTAGAGCACGAAGCTACTTTAGAAGCAATTAGAAATATATCTTTTAGATAACATTAACAAGATACAAACTCAATAGGACCTCCGGGTCCTATTCTTTTGAGTAAATACTTGTATGAACAAATTGAGTGTAATACAAAACTGTAAAACAGTAGAATCGTTTCCGTATCCTTATGTGGCTGTTGACAATGCATTGCCACAAAATGTATACAACGAATTAGAAAAATCATTTCCTGAAGACTTAGTATGCAGTACTGACGCAGGTGATGAAGGCATTTGTTATAGATATAAAAGCCGACAGGCGCATGTAGATGCAGTTATGCCAGCTATATGGGAAGACTTTTTTGAATTTCATACTAGTCCAGAATACTTTAGAGATTGTGCTAAGTTATTTGAAAAGGGCATATTACAATATTATGGCGAAGAGTTTTACGAAAACTTAATTACAGATACTGTAGGGGTGCGCAAACTGTCAAAAGGTAAACATGTTACCGACTGTCAACTTGTAGTACACGAACCAGTTGACCAAACAAGTACATCAAGAACTCCGCACTTAGATAATCCAAAAGAAATATACGCAGGGTTGTTGTATATGAAAAAAGATATTGACAAATCAGCAGGTGGAAACTTTACAATACATCAAACTATTAAAGAAGTAAAAAGTTTTAAACCCTTACAAACACGAGTTGTAGAAGATGATATACATATTCCGCATGTTGAAATTCCGTATAAAGCAAATAGTTTTGGTATGTTTTTAAATGTTGCCCACAGTGTACATAGTGTTACTCCGCGAATTGATCCTATTGAGCGCAGACGTAGTGTTAATATTATAGGTGAGTTTATGAAGCACGGTAGAATGTGGGAGGTTGAACACTAATGGCAACAGCACTAGACGGCGTCTTAATTAAGAAAGCAAATAGACAAGAAACGTTTACTGAAGAACAAATTGCAGACTTAATGAAGTGTATGGAGCCAGATGAAGGATACATGTACTTTGCTAGAAAGTTTGCAACTATTCAACATCCTGTAAGAGGTAAACTTATTTTTGATCCATTTGAATATCAAGAACGTCTACTTGCAAGCTATCACAACTATCGATTTAATATTAACATGTTGCCTAGACAAACAGGCAAAACAACATGTGCGGCAATCTACTTAGCGTGGTACGCAATGTTTGTACCTGATCAAACTATTCTAATTGCCGCACACAAGTATACAGGCGCACAAGAGATTATGCAACGCATACGCTATCTCTATGAAATGTGCCCAGACCATATACGTGCTGGTGTTACAAACTACAACAAAGGTAGTATTGAATTTGAAAACGGATCACGTATTGTTAGTGCTACGACAACAGGCAACACAGGACGTGGTATGTCTATATCATTACTATACTGTGATGAGTTTGCATTTGTACAACCTAATGTTGCTATTGACTTTTGGACTTCTATATCTCCGACACTAGCTACTGGTGGACGAGCAATTCTTACAAGCACACCAAATAGTGATGAAGATACTTTTGCTACAATTTGGAAAGGTGCTGAAGATAAGTTTGACGAGCATGGCAATGAACAAGAACTAGGCCAAAATGGGTTTCATAGCTTCCGTAGTTATTGGGAAGAGCATCCAGATAGAGATGCTAAATGGAAACAAGAAGAACTAGGACGCATTGGCGAGGAAAGATTCCGCCGTGAATATGACTGTGAATTCCTTGTGTATGATGAAACACTTGTTAACAGTATTAAACTTGCAACTATGGAAGGCACTACCCCACTAATTAATATGGGACAAACCCGTTGGTATAAAAAGCCAACACCGGAGTATACATACGCTGTTGCCCTTGATCCTAGTATGGGTACTGGTGGCGACAACGCCGCTATACAAGTATTTGAATTACCTAGTTACATACAAGTAGCTGAGTGGCAACATAACACAACAGCTATTCCTGGACAAATAAGAGTGCTTGCAGATATCTGCACATACTTGCAATCAGAAACTGGCAACACTAACGGTATATATTGGAGTGTTGAAAACAATGGTATAGGCGAAGCATGTTTACTTGTTATTAATGACTTTGGTGAAGAGAATATACCTGGACTATTTGTAAGTGAACCTATGCGCAAAGGACATGTAAGAAAGTTCCGTAAAGGATTTAACACTACACATGGTACTAAAATTACAGCATGTAGTAGACTTAAAACTATGCTAGAGAATGATAAAATGACTGTACACAGTAAACCTTTTATATCAGAGCTTAAAAACTTTGTTGCAACAGGTAGTAGTTATCAAGCTAAAGGTGGCCAAAGTGATGACTTAGTTAGTGCTACACTTCTTGCAATAAGAATGATGGCGGTACTCAAAGACTGGGATCCTAAGATCTATAATACGTTTACACAAGCAGATCAAATTGAAGATTACGAACCGCCCATGCCTATCTTTATTAGCAGTAGTTATTGATAAATACTTACATGTTAGATTTAGATAAAATAAGTGAAGAGCTGTTTAATAAGATACGCGGACGTTTCAGTGAAGTAACTATCGGTGACCAAGAAGGAAATGTAACTAATGTTCCTACAGATGCTAGATATTTTGACTTTAAATACGATGAAGATAGTAATGTTAGCGTCAGCATAAGCGAAAAAGACGGGGTAGTTATTATGTATAATAACGAACTGTTTACTAAAGAACAAAGTATTCAAAAAAGTAATTGGTATAGCTTCTTAAAAGAACTTAGGAGTTTTGCTAGGAAAAGACTTTTAAACTTTGACGTTAGGGATATCACAAAGTCGAATTTAAACAAAAGAGATTATAAATACCTAGCAACAAATTCCGGAGACGACAACATGACAGAATCAAAATTATACGGAACTGGTAAAGTAAGTTACCAAAACGTAGACAGCGCAAGAATAGTTATTAAGCACACTGAAAGTGTTAACCAAGAACGTGCAGGCGGACGCACACAAAAGATTGGGACTATTCATATTGAAAGTGTAGAAGGCGAACGCTTTAAGTATCCGTTCAAACATTTGAATGGTGCAAGAGCAATGGCACGACACGTAGCAGAAGGCGGTAATGCGTATGATGACTTTGGCAAACACATTGTTGGTATGTCAGAAGAGCTTAATAAGCTAAAGAAATTTAAGAATCATATGTCAAGAAACGGTGTCATGGCTGAAAGTCTTGCAGAATATTCAGACGTAATAAATGATCGTATTGACGCAGTAAAACGTACAGTAGAAACACTGCAACGTAAAAATGTATACGCAGAAGCAGTTGCAAATTTTGAATCAACTATACTTGAAGACGTTCCGGAAGATGTTTCAAGTAACTGGGTTGATCAACTTACTATTAGACAGTTTAACGAAGAACTATCAGATATATTTCCATATATCTATAAGCTAGTAAGCGAGCATACTAAAGCATTAGCACTAGGGCCTGAAGAGTTATTAGGTGAAGCATCTGATGACGAAATTGAAGAAGCTAGATCAAGTGCATCAGACCAAGCGGCTAAAGCAGGCGCTTATAATGGTGGTAAGAGTTTAGCAGGCAAACAACATGGCAAAGCAGACTTAGCACACAAACTAAAAGGCGATGCTCTACAAAAGCATAGAGACGCTGGTGTTGCAAAGATGGATGCCGAAGATGAAGCCGCTAAAAAAGCACAAAGAGATAGATTTGCCGCAATGAAAGGTGAATCAGTAGAAGAATCTGAAATTGATGCACACTTTGAAGGACTAATGGGACAGTTTGCTGATGTTAATGAAGAAGAAGTTAGCGAAGCATACATTAACACAAGTAAAGATGCTATTGATGTACTAGGTGCATTACGTGGCAAAGGTAAAAAGATTGAACGTGGACAAGACGATCATCAAGGCAACTTAGCAAATGCATATGCAAACGATGTATGGGACGTATATAGTTTCATTGAAGCAAGAACAAAGGGCTTTAAAGGCCTAGATAAAAATGCTATGGCAGCTATTGAAGCAATGATGACACTACGTGGCGAAGCTAAGAAATTAGAGCGTGATGCAGATTCGGGCAAGAACGGCAAGTTTGGTAATCAAATTGTAAACACGTTGTACCCTGTAATAGAATACTTATACACAACTGACTTTGACAGAAATGCCAAAGAAGATGAAGCAGAATGCGGCGATGATCCAGCAATGGGCAAAGAAGACGCACCGGCACCTAAAGAGCAAAAGACTCCATTAGGTGAGTTTATCGTTAGTTACTACGACAGAGATGCAGGCGAATTTCCAAAAGGTGAAACAGCAATACTTACTATGATCGAAAAAGACTATGGAGAACAGTACATTACTCCTGCAAAGCAGTTTATTGAGCGGTTGCAAGCAACTGTAGAACAATATCAAATGCAAACACAACCACAGCAAATGGAAGCACCAGACACAGGCGAGCATGACAGAATTCGTAAGTTAGCAGGACTACGCTAACTCACTTATAAGTTTTATTTCTTTTTCTTTAAAAAAGACTTGACATTGTTACGCACAGAGTATATAATAATAACTGTGCTGTAACATTAAAGGCACTGTAGCAATGTAGCTACGCACTAGAACAAACATAGGCACTATTAGGAGGCATTAACTATGGCATCATTAGCAGAAATACGAGCTAAACTTAAAGAACAAGAAGTTAAAACTGGAGGCGGACAACGCACTGGCGGAGACAATGCAATTTATCCTTTTTGGAATATTGCAGAAGGTCAAAGCGCAACTATCCGATTCCTTCCAGATCGAGACGAATCCAACACATTTTTCTGGACAGAGAGACTTATGATTAAGTTACCTTTCTCTGGAATTAAGGGCGAGCCTAACAGCAAGCCTGTACAAGTACAAGTACCTTGTATGGAAATGTATGGCGACAACTGCAACATTTTAGCAGAAGTACGCGGTTGGTTTAAAGACGCAAGTCTAGAAGACATGGGTCGTAAGTATTGGAAAAAGCGTTCATACGTATTCCAAGGATTTGTAACAGATAATCCACTTCAAGAAGATAGTACTCCAGAGAATCCAATCCGACGCTTTATTATTGGACCACAAATCTTTCAAATCATTAAACAGGCTCTTATGGATCCTGATATGGAAGAGTTACCAACAGACTACACAGGTGGTGTAGACTTCCGTCTTAACAAAACTAGTAAAGGTGGTTATGCAGATTACAGCACATCAAATTGGGCACGTCGAGATCGTCCATTAGGTGATGCAGAAATGCAAGGTATTGATGCACACGGATTGTATAACTTAGGTGACTTCCTTCCAAAGAAGCCAGACGCAATTGCAGTAAAGATTATGCAAGAAATGTTTGAAGCATCGGTTGATAATCAACCATATGATGCAGATCGTTGGTCACAATACTTCCGTCCAGCAGGCATGCAGTCACGCACAGGCGATCCAAATATCGCAAGTGCAGGCGGCACAGCAACTTCGAGAACTGCGGATGCACCAGTTGCAACTCCAGTAGTAGAAGCAGTAGCGGCACCTTTTGCGGCAGACGTAGCAACAGCTGAAGCATCTTTTGCGGCACCAGTTGCAGAAGCGGCACCAGCGGCAGCGGCACCAAGCGGCGATGCAAGTGATATACTTGCAATGATTCGCGCCAGACAAGCCTAAAATTAGGTACACCATGTAGGGGAGAAATCCCCTACACTACTTTGACTTTTTAGGAGAAAACATGGCTAAGTCATTCGACGTAAGCAAGTTCCGTAAGGACTTGACTAAAAGTATCTCAGGCATGAGTACAGGATTTAACGATCCCACTGATTGGATTTCAACAGGATCATATGCACTAAACTATCTTATCTCAGGAGACTTTCACAAAGGTGTTCCGCTAGGTAAGGTTACTGTGTTTGCAGGTGAGTCAGGAGCAGGTAAGAGTTATTTCTGCGCTGGCAACATTGTAAAACACGCACAGGATCAAGACATCTTTGTAGTACTAATTGACACAGAGAATGCACTTGACGAGAGCTGGTTGCAGGCATTGCAAGTAGACACAAGCCCAGAGAAGTTGCTCAAACTCAATATGAGTATGATCGACGATGTGGCAAAAACTATCTCAACATTTGTTAACGACTATCGTGCAATGGATGAAGCAGATCGTCCTAAAGTATTGTTTGTAGTTGACTCGTTGGGTATGTTACTAACACCTACTGACGTTGATCAGTTTAACAAGGGTGATATGAAAGGTGATATGGGTCGTAAGCCTAAGGCATTGACTTCACTTGTTCGTAACACAGTTAACATGATTGGCTCATTGAACGTTGGACTAGTATGTACTAACCACACATACGCATCGCAAGATATGTTTGACCCAGATGATAAAATTAGTGGCGGCGCAGGCTTTATCTATGCATCAAGTATTGTTGTTGCAATGAAAAAGATGAAGTTAAAAGAAGATGAAGACGGCAACAAGATCTCAGAAGTTATGGGCATACGTGCTGGTTGTAAAGTAATGAAGACTCGTTATGCAAAACCGTTTGAAGGTGTGCAAGTGAAGATTCCTTATGAAACTGGTATGAATCCTTATAGCGGGCTAGTTGAATTGTTTGAGAAGAAGAACTTGTTAGTTAAGCAAGGTAATCGACTCAAGTACATTGACTTAAACGGAGAAGAACATCTTAACTATCGTAAGCAATGGCTAGGTCCAGCACTTGATATGGTTATGGATCAATACGAAGAGAAAATGAAACCAGCACCAATCGTCGATGAAGTTATTGAAGAAGCGACTCTTGAGCAAATTGAGGAAGCAACTACAAATGAATGACGAACAGATTGTTGAGGTATGGGTTATTTTTAAAGAGTACTTAGATAAGAAACATGTTGAAATGGCTGCAGAGCGATATGTTGACATGTTAGCTGATTATGGTACAGGTGAAGAAGTTCTCAGAGAATGCTTCGGTAGCTGTAACGTTTTAGATAATGCAATTAACTATTATCTAGAACTTGATACTGAAGACTCACACGACGACGAAGACGATTTAGGCTGGGAAGAATAAATGGGTTGGTATAGTGAAGTAAGTAGAGACATCAGTAAGATACCTGATGCTGTTGCATTTTTTGAAAAGGAATTGCATGAAGCACGACAAGAGGTTAAACTAACTGGTAATGTAGAACGCTCTGCTTCGGCTATGCCAGGCATTGTTGAAAATCGCTTTCATCAGTTACAAGAAGTAGAAGCAATCCTTCACTATTTAAATATTGAGCTACGTAGGTTGCGTAGCTCATTTTTTAAGAAATATCTTGAAAATTATCAAAGGGCATTGTCAAGTCGTGACGTTGAAAAATACGTAGACGGTGAAACAGATGTAGTTGATATGGAAAAGATTATTAATGAATTTGCGTTAATGCGTAACAAATGGCTAGCAGTCTTAAAAGGTCTCGACCAGAAGCAATGGCAGATAACTAATATTGTAAAACTAAGAGTAGCCGGAATGGAGGATGCATCAGTATAATGAAATACACATTTGTAACAAGTCTTAACAACGAATATTGGAACTCAACATCAAAAGTAAACATACAAAGTTGGGCAGAACATCTTCCTAATAATGTAGACATTGTAGTATACAGTGAAGATAATATTGATGTCGGAGCAGTACACCCACGCATAATTTATAAAGAGTTATATAACGCATCACCAGATTTAGTTGCATTTAAAGAGCGCCACAAAGACAATCCACACTATAATGGTCACATTGGCATGAAGCAAGAAGGTGGTACTAAAGCATTTAAATGGAGAGGAATTAAGTTTGCTCACAAAACATTTGCAATATTTGCAGAAGCTAAAGTGCAACAAGACAATTGGCTAGTGTGGCTAGATGCTGATGTATTAATGCACAGCCCCATGACACCGGAATTTTTAGATAAACTTTTTCCGGATCATAAAGCAATCACATACTTAGGTCGTCCGGGTGAGTACGACGAGTGTGGGTTAGTAGGTTATAATCTTAGCAACCCGATTGCTAGAGAATTTATTAATAATTTTGAAAATCAATATTTAACTGGCTTGGATCACTTGCGTGAAACACATGACAGTTGGGTGTTCTTTCAGTTACGATTGTCGTATGAAGACCAAGAACCATTTTTAGATTTAAATCCAAATCCTATTAATGCTAAAAGTCCTTTTAACAACAGTGGCATAAATCAAGTTATGGTACATACTAAGGGCAATGCTAAAGAACGTATTCAACAAAAGTTTCTAAAACGATTTGCATTAGAAGCCGCTAGAGAAGACCGTAAGAAATTAATGGGAGAGATGTTAGCAGAAACAATTCCAATAGCTGACGCTACTCGTAACCATTCAGCGTCAACTAATGGAGATACACATGACTGAACTAGATGATCACTTAGGTGGACACAACAATGTAGCAAACTTAGACTTAGGTGCATTAAGTGCGTTACACAAAGTATTAAATCCTAAGTCATTCTTAGATGTTGGTTGCGGATTAGGGGGCATGGTAGAAGTCGCTGAAAAAGAATACAGAATGGAAGCATTAGGTATCGACGGTGATCATACAATTGATCGATATGACAATAGTAAGTTTATTATACATGATTTCACAAAAGGTCCTGTAACATTAGAAAAAACTTATGATTTAGGTTGGAGTGTTGAGTTTGTTGAACACGTATATGAAAAATATATACCAGAGTATATTACTTCTTTCCAAGCATGTAAAGTAATGGTAATAACTTATGCCCCAGTAGGTTGGGGAGGACATCATCATGTTAACGAGCAAGACGAAGCATACTGGATACAAACTATGGCATCATACAAATTTCGTTATGACGAAGCCCTTACTAAGTTAACAAGAAAAGAATCAACACTTAATTGTAAGTACCATAAAAAAGGCCGCAAGGCATTTGTAAAAAATCGAGGCTTAGTGTTTATTAATGACAATTAAAGTTGTTGCAATTAAAGAATTGCTTTGGTCGTGGCATCCAATTCCTTCAAGTTGGATCGTAGTACCTGCATCAGACTTAGATACTATTAATAGTGCAGACGTACTTGTGCAAGCAAATATTAAACAAAATAAGAAAGAAAGAAAACTAGGTAAGTTTTATAACATTATAGAAGATAGTAATAAGCCTTGGATATGTGTTGAGAGTGCTGTGTTTAGACGTAACATGCCACATCCTGATCCTGGCAAGCCTGGCAAGTCTTATCATAGATTCAGTTGGTATAGTTATTTTAGAGACGAAGGATATTATAACAATCTTAATTGCCCTGACGATAGATGGAAGCAAGTAAAAGCTGATCAACAACTTGAAGTTAAAGATTGGCGCACAAAGGGCGAGTATGTATTATTAACATTACAACGTCCGGGCGATAGTAGCTTAAAAAATCTATTAACAAAGCATGGTTCGTACAAAGGGTTTTTAGAGTTTACTATAAACGAAATTAAAAAACATACTGATAGAAAAATATTAGTAAGACCGCATCCTAGTAGAAGAAACGACCAATTAAAAATGCTTGCTGACCTGAACTTACCTGGAATTGAAATAAGCGAAAACGTTTCAGCTGAAGGATTCTTGTCTGGAGCAACTGCATTACAAACTGACTTTGATAGAGCATGGGCCGTTGTAGGATTTAATAGTAACGCACTTACTGAAAGTATTATGGAAGGAATCCCTACATTTAGTATGTGCCCTAGTAGCATGGCATGGGATTGCAGTAATAAAGATTTAGCTACTCTTGAATCTCCACAAACGTTTGATAGACAGCAATGGTTAAACAACTTATCGTACTGTCAGTGGCGTGAAGATGAATGCATTGCAGGGTTACCTTGGGAACATTTAAAACCATTGTATCCAAATCTATTGCAAGACCATTAAGTGCTAGTATAAGTATTAGCATGAACGTAGTATTAGTCACAGGTGGATTTGACCCACTACACAGCGGGCATATTGCCTATTTTAAAGAAGCAAAGAAATTAGGCGATCGATTAATCGTTGGCCTAAATTCAGACGAATGGCTTGAGCGTAAGAAGGGCAGGGCATTTATGCCTTGGAATGAACGCCTATGTATTGTAAACAACTTACAAATGGTAGACGAAGTTTTTACATTTATGGACGATGATAATTCTGCTATAAATTTTATAAAACAAGTTAAAGCACACTATCCTAACGATAAAATAATATTTGCTAATGGCGGCGACCGAACATCTGAAAACATCCCTGAGATGGCAGTTGAAGGTGTAGAGTTTGTATTTGGTGTCGGTGGAGAAAACAAAGCTAACAGTTCGAGCTGGATACTAGAAGAGTGGAAAGCGCCTAAGACTGAAAGAGTATGGGGGTATTATAGAGTGATACACGAATATGATGAACACAGTAAAGTAAAAGAACTTATTATAGAACCTGGTAAAATATTAAGTATGCAACGTCATGCAGAACGTGCTGAGCATTGGTTTATTGCAGAAGGTACTGCAACAGTGTATACGTTGGATGCTAGTACAGATGTAGATATCTACGGCACTTTCCAACAACACCAGTCATTGCACATACCATTAGGCATGTGGCATCAATTAGCAAACGAAACTAATGTTCCATTAAAATTAGTTGAAATACAATACGGTACTAATTGCATTGAAGAAGACATAGAAAGAAAAGATACATGAAAGTATTTGTAGGTTATGACACACGAGAAGACATTGCATATCAAGTATGCAAGCACAGTCTTGAATCTCGTAGTAAAGACGTAGAAGTAAAACCCTTAATACAATCTAAACTTAGAGAGGCAGGATGGTATACTCGTCCTGTAGATAAACTTGCAAGTACAGAGTTTACGTTTACTCGCTTCCTTATACCTGAACTTACTAACTTTAGTGGATGGGCATTGTTTTGTGACAGTGACATTATCTTTTTAGATGACGTTAAAGAACTATTTGATCAAGCAGATGACAAGTATGCAGTAATGTGTGTTAAGCACGACTATGCACCTAAAGAAGGTATTAAGATGGATGGACAAGTGCAAACAGTTTATCCACGTAAGAACTGGTCAAGTGTAATGTTGTTTAACTGTGCGCATCCTAGCAATGCAAAATTAACTATGGACCTAGTTAACGAACCAGAAATTAACGGAGCATACTTACATCGCTTTAGTTGGTTAACTGACGAAGAGATTGGAGATTTAAATTACGAATGGAATTTCTTAGTTGGTCATTACAAAGACGGAAGCCCAAAGGCTTTACACTACACAGAAGGCGGACCGTGGTTTGAAAATTATAGAAACTGCGAGTTTCATACAGAATGGAAACAAGAACTACAAAATATGATGGACGACAAATAATGTTAGATGAAACTACAGTGATACCCCCACAACTAGCAATTGACCCAGACGATGGTATAATTAAGGCATGGCAAGAAGGTACTGATGCAAAGTATGTTACTAGTTATAAAGAGTTAAAAAATCATTCATTGGATTTGCCAGTTGCTATTAGAAGTATGGCCAGTAGAAAAGCTGTTAGAGAATGCGAAGCAACCGGAAGAGACTTTTACTATATTGATACTGGATACATAGGCAATAGACAAAAGCGTAAAATATATCATAGAGTAGTTAAAAATGGTATGCAACATAGTAACTTTGTAAACGTGCCTGATGATAGATGGCGCACATATGTTGAGTCAACTCCTGGATTACAATACTTAACATTTCCTGGTTGGAAGAAAGACGGTGGCCCTATATTACTAGTAACGCCTAGTGATAAGCCTTGTAAGTTTTATGGTATAAATAGACAGGAATGGCTGGACACTACAATAGCAACAATTAAAAAACATACTAAGCGACCTATAATTATTAGAGATAAAGGGTTAAGAAGAGAGCGGATTGGTAACGGATCAATATACAATCAACTTGATGACGATAATATTTTCGCAGTTGTTACATATAATAGTATAGCGGCAACTGAAGCCATAGGTTATGGTGTGCCTGCATTTGTTAGTGCGCCGAACATTGCTGACATGCTTTGTGAAAAAGACCTAACCAAGATAGAAACACCGTTGTATTCGGATACAACTTTAGTCGAGAAGTGGCAACATTGGGTTGCATACTGTCAATATACTACAAATGAAATGGCAAACGGTAATGCCTATCGTCTAATAGAGAAGTATAACTTATCATGATAACTGTAGCATCATACTTAATGGGAATACCTCCGGGAAATAGAAATCCAGAGAAGCCTGCAATCATTAACAACTTCATTGAAGGGGTTAACAAAGTGGGAGACAAGGGAGCAGTTGTTACCGGATGGCATCCTATGAATACTGATGTTGCTGTGTTACAAGGCTTTGTACATTCAGATAGCAAACAAACTAAGCACTTGCTGTTACGCAAAGCAGTGTATGATAATCAAATTAATAGAGGCAAACGTTGCTTAATTGTTGATGCAAATTTGTTTTTGTATGCTGATAGAACAAATGCCAGCGGCTATTTAAGATATAGTTACGATGGCATATTCCCTACAACAGGAGAGTACTGTTACGACAATCCAAATCCTAAGCGTTGGGATAAGCTAAAAGCAGACATGAATATACAAGTTAAGGATTGGAAACTTAACAACGGTAAGGATATATTAGTATGTTGCCAGCGTGACGGTGGCTGGAGCATGGACGGACAAGGTGTTGTTAAATGGCTTGTACAAACTATAGGACAAATACGTGCGCACAGCGATCGTACTATAGTAATACGATTTCATCCAGGTGATAAAAAGATTGGCGGCCACATTAAAATGTTAGCTGGTTACCGAATTCCAAAAGTAAGAATTAGTTATACTGATAGTATAATGGAAGACTTTGCAACAGCATATGCAGTAGTTAACTATAATAGCAGTCCGGCAGTAGCAAGTGCTATTGAAGGAGTACCAACATTTGTACTTGATCCAACTAGAAGTCAAGCTAGTGATGTTACGCATCACTCATTAGCTGATATAGAGAATCCAAAAGAATTTGATAGAGAACGCTGGTTACAAAAACTAGCACAGTGTCATTGGACACTTGACGAACTTAAAACAGGTGAAGCTTGGCAGCACCTAAAACAATATATATAAAGGAACAGACATGCAAATTACAGCAGTTACAACATTTCATTACGAAGGCTTAATGGTTTATGGACAAAGGTTTTTAGATAGCTGGGCTAAAAATGTAGACCCGTCAATTAAACTGTTAGTGTATGCAGAAGACTGTAATCCTATTGTAAATTCAGATAACATTATTGTATTAGATGCTAAAACAGCACTGCCTAAGTTAAATGCATTTAAGTCAAGATGGGGAGCTGTTCCTAAAGCAAACGGAAGGCCACCGCAAGAAATTATTGATAAACGGCCACGTGATCATCATAAAGCATTCAAGTGGGATGCTGTAAGGTTTGCTAATAAAGTATATGCTGTATTTGATGCATGCGAAAGATCTGAGGATTGGGTAGTATGGGTTGATGCAGATACATACGTACATAGTCCCTGGAGTAGAGAAGACTTTGAACGACAGTTACCTAACGAAAGTTGGATGACATTTGTAGGCAGAGGCACTGGATCACAAACTTGGCCAGAGTGCGGCTTTTACGGAATGAATCTAAACACTGCTAAGTGTAAAGAGTTTCTTGTAGAGTTTGAACGCATGTATGTAGATGCAGACAACGGTATATTTACATTAGATGAATGGCATGACAGTTATGTGTTTGGCAAAATATTAAACAGGATGCGTTTTGAAGATGCACATGTGTTTGATTACAGCGCAGGCATTTATGTCAAGACAGCAAAGACTGGCGGCGGCGGTCATCCTCTTATTAACACAGAACTAGGCCGATGGATTGATCACATGAAAGGCGGGCGCAAACAGAAACGCAAGAGTCAACTAAAGGACTTAATGAATGCTAGACCTGAAGCGTACTGGAATGAAGTTTAGTCTTTGGACAGAATATGGCGCACTTAATAGCAAGCCTGTGTTTACTGCTTTTGCAAACAGCCTTGTGGATAACGGTCATACTGTTATCTATAATGATGATAGCGCCGATGTTAATGTTATTTGGAGTGTACTATTTAATGGCCGAATGGCAAGAAATAAAGCAGTATGGGACCAAAAGAAACCTACCATAGTATTAGAAGTTGGTGGTATCAACCGTGGCACAACATGGAAAGTAGGATTAAATGGAATTAACAGAGACGGTTACTTTAGTGAGCAAGGTAATGATGGGACTCGCGCTGATCAGTTGGGACTGGTTTGTAAGCCTTGGAGATCCAACGGGGATTTTATTCTAATATGCGGACAACACGATAAGAGTTTACAGTGGGCAGAAATGCCTAGTATGAGCCAATGGCTATTAGACACTATCGATACTATTCGAACACACAGTGAACGCCCTATTATCTTTAGACCGCACCCAAGATGTATGTTGCCAGAAATTGAAAAAGGTCTTCGACACGTATACCGACAAGTACCTAAGCAAATAATGGCAACATATGACGATTTTGATATGGGCTTCGACAACGTACATGCTACTATAAGCTACTCTAGCAACCCGGGTATACATAGTATTATTAACGGCATTCCAGCGTTTGTAGGTACTAGCTCGTTAGCGTATGACGTTGCTAACGACATAGACTTCATGCACGATATAGAGAACCCATTAATGCCCGATCGAACACAATGGCTCAACGACTATGCACATACTGAATATACACTTGAAGAAATATCACAAGGACTTCCGCTTAACCTCTTGACTTCTAAGCTATAATACGTTATAATAGTTGTATGAATATAAAAACAATCGAAGACTGCCTTGAGGCACTAGTGGGTTTAGTAGACACTAGTGACGTACCGTTTAAGGTACAATCTGAAGATTACACTATCTTATCTAGCATTGCTAGACAAGTGTTCAACGGAACAGCATTTACTGACAGACAATACAATGTAGTTAAACTTAAATTAACTACATCGTATTCTGACCAGTTCGCTTCTATTGATAATTTTTATATTGCATTAGATACATTGCGGATGCCTCTACGTCAGATTGACAGGAGTCATTGGGTTAAAGTTGTAGAACACAACGGCAAACAATGTATCGGTATTAGGTTTCCATTTAGTAAGAAGTATATTGGCTTAATGGAAAAGTTAGCTTGGAAACACAAGAAACATTACTCACATGATAAAGGCACACACTTACATCACTTTGAATTGAACGAAGTAACGATACACGATGTCGTTAAGGATGTAAAAGAGCGGGGAACTTTTTTAATTGAACCTCAATTATTAGAAGCCTTTGAAAAGATTGCGGTTATAGTTAACAGTCCGCAAGACTACATTCCGGGAGTATACAATGTGGAACTAAAGAATTTACCAAGTAAGACAATAGACTATATTATTTCAGACATAGGAGATCCTAAAGATACTCCGTTATATAGGTTTAAAGATAAAGGGTTACAGTACGGATTAGAATATTTTGATCAACCTGAATTAGACAATTCAATAAATGTATTATCTCCACTTACACAAAAGATAATACGAAGAACAGCTAACATTGTTTTTGTAAACAGCAACAATTGGTCATTAAATGCAGTGTATGCAGGTCTATTAGAATTGAATAGATTTCCATTGTTAGTAGTATTATCAGCAAACGATGAGGAAATATTAAATCAATTAATTAGTACACACTCAGCAGTGCAAGGCTTTATTAACAATTCAGAAATATCAGTTATGTTTAGAGTAGATAATAATGCGGACAGTAATCATCCATTTAACAAATACGTTAAAAATAATGGTATTAATAATAAGGTTGACAAAACCACTAAGATAGTGTATATTAATAATACAAAGTATCCAAAACCTGTACTAACATCAGACTGGAATAATAGTACTACTCTGTATATGGGTAGTACTAGGAACTCTAGAGTTGACTGTGTGGCATCTGCAAAAGATTTAGTTATTCATTATGACACAGATGTTACTCCGATGGCTAAGGGCTTTAACGTAAACATAGAGAAACTTTAATGGCAACATGTAAACTAATTATACAAGACGAAGTAAACATTAAGTTAGAAGGTCTAGACGTTGACATGCGGCGCAAGCTATCTCAGGCACTCAAGTTTGAAGTGCCGTATGCAAAGTATATGCCGCAGTACAAGTTAGGACGCTGGGATGGTAAAGTTGCTTTCTTTGGTTTAGGCGGCAGTGGTTATGTTAATCACTTAGGAACTATTCAAAAAGTATTACAAAAGTACAATGTAGAAATTACAGCAATTGAAGACAATCGTAATCCAATTGATTTAAAGTTTACTCCGGTCACAGAACGCTATTGGGCAGACCAAGGTGTGTGTTGGCCCGAAGGACATCCTGTAGCAGGCACAGAAATTATCTTGCGTGACTATCAAGTAGAAGCTATTAATAACTTTCTTAACAATCCACAGAGCTTGCAACAGATTGCTACTGGTGCAGGTAAAACAATTACTACAGCAACACTATCACACATAACTGAGCCTTACGGTCGTAGTCTAGTCATTGTTCCTAACAAGTCGTTAGTAGAACAAACAGAAGAAGACTATATTAACTGTGGGCTCGATGTTGGGGTGTACTTCGGCGATAGGAAGATGCTAGGCTGTACACATACTATCTGTACATGGCAGTCATTAAACATTTTAGATAAGAAAACAAAAGACGGAACAGCAAAGTTGAGTCTTACAGAGTTTCTTAGCGGTGTAAGCACAATTATTATCGACGAAGTACACCAAGCAAAAGCTGAAGTACTTAAAAACTTACTTACACAAAACTTACGCAATGCTCCGATACGCTGGGGACTAACTGGCACAGTACCTAAAGAAGCGTTCGAGTTTGAAAGTATACATGCAAGTTTGGGTCCAGTAATTGGAAATATTACTGCAAAAGAATTACAAGACAAGGGTGTACTATCAGCATGTCACGTAAATGTATGTCAGCTAATTGACACAGTAGCACATTCTGATTACCAGGCAGAGCTAAAGTACTTGACATCAAATGAAACCCGATTAGCTTACATTGCTAAGATGTTAACACAAGTATCACAAACAGGCAACACGCTAATACTAGTAGATAGAATTAGTGCAGGGCAAACACTTGCAGAACTAATGCCAGGCAGTACCTTTGTTAGCGGAAGTGTAAAAGTAAAAGATAGAAAAGAAACTTACGATACAATCAAGGAAGGCACCAATGAAGTTATTATTGCAACATACGGTGTAGCGGCAGTTGGCCTTAACATTCCTCGTATCTTCAACTTAGTGTTACTTGAGCCAGGTAAGTCTTTCGTAAGAGTAATACAATCAATCGGACGTGGCGTTCGTAAGGCAAAAGATAAAGACTTCGTACAAATTTGGGACTTGACATCAACCTGCAAGTACGCGAAGCGACACTTAACTCAACGTAAGAAATTTTACAAAGAAGCTGAGTACCCATTTACAATAGAAAAAATCGACTGGAATTAATATATGAGAATACTTACATTAGAAAATGAATGCTTTTTGCTTAACAATCTCCCAGATACAATTGAAGACGATATACGGTTTAGTGTATTAGATAATAGCAATCCTAAAGAACCTGATTTCTTTTTTGTGCCTTTAATCTTTTTAGAGTCATTTAGTGCTCCGGCAATGTTGTTGGACATTGGAGGACATCAAGTTACAATGCCGTTAGACTGGTGCATAGCAGTTGGCGATAGCCAGAGTGGAAATGACCTAGAAGTACTTCCGCTAACTAGTTTAAATGATAGAGGATTTGAAGCATTTTTGTTTAACCCTTTAAAAAGTTTTAAAACAGATTTTGCTGAAATAAAAATACTTAATTTTTACAATGATGTAAAATGGTATTTTCCTAAGATGAAAAATGGACAGTTACTAAGTGTTCCAATCACCGAAGGTAAAAATCCACTATGTGCATTTTTTGTAAAAGACATTTCACGACAATGTGAAATAATAGAATACGCAGAATTAATGTAAAGGAGAGATATGATGGGAATCAAAGCAGGAAAAGTATGGGGAGCCACAGAGCTGATCCATGCAAACGGAGCATTAGAGTTTCACCGCATTAACTTTAATGCAGGATTCAAATGTAGTGAACACGCACATGAATTTAAATGGAATGGATTTTTTGTTGAATCGGGCAAGATGATTGTCCGCGTTTGGCAAGATGACCAAGGACTAGTTGATGAAACTATTCTTAAAGCAGGAGACTTTACGCAAGTGAAGCCAGGCAAGATTCACCAGTTTGAAGGTTTAGAAGACGGTGTCGCTTTTGAATTGTACTGGGCTGAATTTAATCACGATGATATTGTTCGTCGTACAAGTGGCACATCAACAGGAAAGAAGTAAAATATGTTTAAAAATATTGATAAAACAATGATGCTAAAACTTGCACTATTGCAAGTTATAGTAATTACAGTAAGCAACGCCTTAGTTTCAATACCAGTTGAAATACTAGGCTTTAAACTAACGTGGGCCGCATTTACATTCCCACTAGTTATTCTAGCAACTGACTTAACAGTACGTATGTTAGGTAAGAACATTGCTCGAGCAACTATTGCGGCAGCATATCCAATTGCAATCATTACAAGTATTGCAGTGGTTCTAGCAGAAGGCGCACCGGAAAGCGTAGCAATGCGTATTGGTTTTGCAAGTGCAACAGCGTATGCAGTAGGTACATTCCTTGATGTATATGTGTTCCAATACTTCCGTGAGAACTGGTCAAAGCAGTGGTGGATTGCTCCGGCATTGTCAACAATTGTTGCAAACGTAATTGACAGTTACACATTCTTTGCAGTAGCGTTTAATAACTCAGCAGATGAGTATATGGCAGCTAACTGGATGGAAATTGCTACAAGCCAAGCAGGCTTAAAAATTGCAGTAGGATTAATTATCTTCCTTCCGGCATACGGATTCTTATTACGTTACATCAAAGGACGTACAGAAGACACAGCCCAAGGATAATTTACTCACGATGCTATAGCATAATGCTATAGCATCATCAAAATAAAATAAAAGGAGAAAAGTATGTTAAATTGGTTTAAAGGGTTATTTAATTGGAGTGTGATTAACGAAGTGGAAGAACGTCCAGTAGCTGATCCTCCAATGGATGAATCTAAACTTCACACAAAGAAAGTAGTTAAGAAAACCTCAACTAAGAAAGTTGTAGATAAAGCTGTAGCTAAGAACAAGACTACTGCTAAAGCTGTAGCTAATAAAAAAGTTGTAAAGGCTATTAAGAAGCCAGCTACTAAGAAAACTACTGCTAAGAAAAAAGCTACTTAATGAGCAAACTATCTAAAGGTTTAATTACTGCACATTACATTAATGCGTTAAAGCGCATACATGGAAATCAAAATCGAAGTAACGGTTTTGGTGGCAAAGTTAAACCATTAGGTCATTTTGTTTCATTAATGACAGATTGGCAGCCAGCGACAATGTTAGATTACGGATGCGGCAAAGGAGCAATCTTAGCCCATTTGCAATCTAGTTATCCCAACACAGTTGTTGAAGGTTATGATCCAGCAGTTGACAAGTTTAATAGAATTCGAAAAGGTACATTTGACTGTGTCTTTTCCTGTGACGTGTTAGAACATATAGAACCTACGTTCTTAGTAAATGTACTAGCACACATAAACACTATATCAAATAAATTTATATGGCTTAGAATAGATACAGTCCGGGCACGTAAGACATTGCCTAATGGGGACAATGCACATTTGATCATTGAAGATCAGCGTTGGTGGACTAAGAAACTAAATGAGAATATAGATGGCGACATAATATACAACGTACTAAGTGTTAAGGGTAAATTAGATATCGCTATTCAAAAAAAAGTAATTGACAAAACCTAAATACTATTGTATAATAAACTATAAGACATCCACGTCTTAAACTCGGAGAAGTAAATTGAACAAAGCACAACAGATTAAAACTAAATTAGACGAAGCAGGTATTCGCTATTGGGCTGGAGACAACATAAGTGAAGTGTTGGAAGAAGGCGATAAAGAAGAACTTATTAATAACGCAACTACAGCATTTCAAGGTGTACTCGATGCACTTGTAATTGATCGGTATAACGATCCTAATAGTAAAGGTACAGCAAAGCGACTTGCTAAAATGTACTTTAATGAGATTATGGCAGGACGTTATGATGCTATGCCTAACGCAACAGCATTTCCAAATGATAGCGATGATCGGTATGATGGCATGCTAGTAGTACGTAGTGAACTTAGAAGTATGTGTTCGCATCATCACCAGCCAGTAGCAGGCGTTGCATACATTGGTATTATTGCTAGTGACAAACTTATTGGACTTAGTAAGTACACACGTATTGCACAATGGTGTGCTAGACGGGGTACACTACAAGAAGAACTTGCAAATGACGTTGCTCGTGAAATACAGAAAGCAACTAGTGCAGAACACTTAGGTGTTTACATTCAAGCAACACACGGTTGTTGTGAGAACAGAGGAATTATGGCACACAGTAGTTTAACACAAACAACTGTACTTAAAGGTGCATTTAAAGATGATGTAGGTACAAAGAAAGAGTTCTTTGATAACATCAAACTACAACAAGAGTTTGCTCCTAGATAACAAAAGGAAAAAATAAATGTCAGATAAAGAAACAGAATTTCACGACCCACTGGACGAAAGTCAAGTATCCTCACCGAAAGGTGAGCGTGTACGAAAAAGCGAAGTTGCAAGAGCAAAGCGCAAATCAACTAAAGAAGCTGTAGACACTCGTACAGAAAATGAATACGCTAAAGCACGTAGGGAACGAAAAAAAAAATGAGAATTATAGCAGGACCATGCCAGCATGAGTCATTAAGTCAGTCATCACATATCGCACAACGATGCAAAGAAGTATGCGACAAATATGGTGTTGAATATATTTTTAAAGCAAGTTTTGATAAAGCAAATAGATCTAGCTTAGGTAATAAGCGAGGTGTAGGACTTGCTAATACTCTAAATGACTTTAAATTAATTAAAGAAGTATACGGCGTCAAGACACTAACAGATGTACATGACATTGAACAGATTGAAATAATTACAACTTACTTTAATGATTGTGTAGATGTATTACAAATACCTGCGTTCCTTTGTAGGCAAAC